CCAACTATTGAACAGACTGTGAAGAAAATTAAGCGATCTACATCCTTGAAAAAAGGCAACTGGGCATCGAAATGGTGAGTATTTAGTGAGCATTTTACCGCAAAGAGTTTCAGCGGGCATAACCTTTGACCGCCCCATCGTTTTAACCGCTTATCCTGCCAGCGCGTGGACATTATTCGTCGCTTTGCGTGGAGTTGGTGAGATTAACATAACTGCTACGGCTGAGAGCGATACCCATCGCTTGCGCGTTGGCGCAGATATTACTTCGACTTGGGCGGCGGGAAAATATTGGTACACGGCGAGGGTTTCGGACGGTGATGCAAACCTGTTTGAAGTTGAAAGCGGCGAAATAATTATTGATCCCGACTTATCAATGGCATCTGCTGGTTTCGATGGCTCAACGCACGCTCAGAGAACTCTTGCGGCGATTGAAGCGGTACTGGAAAAGCGCGCTACTCGAGATCAAGAAAAATACTCAATCAACAATCGGGAATTATCAAGGACACCTATCAGTGATTTATTGCTGTTAAGAGATCGATACAAAACACAGGTGCGTATGGAGTTGAAAGCAAAACGCGGCGACTTATTTAATACTTCTGTCAGGGTGGTGTTTCGATAATGTGGGGATTTAAGAGCAGAAAGAAAGGCACGGCAGAACCATTGGCTCAACCTCAACGTCAAAAATTTACAGGAGCAAAAACGACGGCGGCGCGTATGTTTGAAGCGACGAAAACTGACCGTTTAAATGGCGACTGGTTGTCCATGCCCGTTACCGCTGAATGGCTCATTAGGATGCACCAGCGCACGCTTGTTGCTAGATCCAGAGAGCAAGCGGTTAATAACGATTATGCTCGGGCTTTTGTTCGATTGGCGCGCCAAAATATCGTCGGACCGAAAGGCGTTGTGCTACAGGCTCAGACCAAAGACGCTAATGGCAAGATGGATGACTTAGCGAATGAAGCGATCGAGCAAGCATGGGCAAAATGGGGGCATCGTGACACTTGCGACGTTTCCGGCTCAAAATCTTGGCGTGCTATGCAATCTGTCGCTATTCAGTCGGCGGTTGTTGATGGCGAATTTATGTTTCGCAAGATTTACGGAAAAGACGCGGGCGAACTTGGCTTTGCTTTGCAGATTTTAGATCCGCAACGATGCCAGCCTAACTTTGATCGTTTTGATTTGGGTGATGGTTCATTTATTCGGGCGGGTGTTGAGTTTAACCAGTACGGGCGCGCGACTGGCTATCATTTTACGATCAATAAAGAGAGTGATGCTTTTTACAATTACACCTACGCTGGCTTAAATTATCACCGGATACCAGCCGAAGAAATAATACACGGCTATTTGCCTGAGATGGTTGGACAAAAGCGCGGCTTGCCTTGGATGTCTACCGGACTTTTTAGGATGAAGCAACTGGTCGGTTTTGAAGATGCGGCTATCGTCAATGCGCGCGTTGGTGCGGCTAAAATGGGTTTCATTCAGTGGAAAGAGGGACACGGACCGGAGATTGACGACGATGAAGCTGAAAATTTACAAATGGATGGCGATCCCGGCAGTTTTCCGGTTTTACCAGAGGGCGCTGAATTAAAAGAATGGAACCCACAATACCCTGCTGGCGAATTTGCCACTTTTAACAAGGCGATGTTGCGCGGTATTTCGGCGGGCTTTGGTGTGTTGTATAACAACCTAGCTAATGACCTTGAAAATGTTAATTTTTCATCAATTCGCCAAGGCACTTTGGACGAACGCGAACACTGGAAAGAAATGCAGGAGTGGCTGATTGAGTCGTTATGCCAGCCTGTTTTTGAAGCGTGGCTGAAGCGTTCATTATTGGCTAATCAAATTACTGTTAAGGGTCGACCTTTAAAGGCTGAAAGATTAGATAAATACTCTGAAATTTCATGGCAACCGCGTCGTTGGCAATGGATTGATCCGCGCGCTGATGTTGATGCGGCGGTTACGGCTAAAAACAATCTATTAATGTCGGCGGGTCAAATTATCAGGGAGCAGGGCAAAGATCCGTCGAACGTCTGGAAAGAAATCGCCGCTGATATTGCTGAAATGCGGGCGGCGGGAATACCGGAGGATTACATCAAGGCGTCAATCTTGGCTAATAACATGCAAGCGGTCACGCAAGCGGAAACTGCGGCTCAACAATCGGCGGTGGCGAAATGAGCGCGGGAATATATAACTTAACGATTGAGCAAGGCACTGATTGGCGCTTGTTGTTCGTCTGGAAAGATAATGCAGGAGATCCGCACGACTTAACTGATTATTCTGCACGCTTACAGATCCGCGAAACCATTGACAGCAAACTGACTTTGCTTTCCGCGTCAACGGATGATGACACTATTTTGCTGGGTGGAGTTGAGGGTACGGTTGAAATAAATTTCAGCGAGAGCTTAACTAAGGCGGTCAAGATAAACCCTGCTTTATTTGGTTTATGGCAGGACGGAAAAGAGGGTGCTTTATTTGTTTATGATTTAGAGATTATTGACTCGACTGAAAAAGTTAGGCGGTTATTACAGGGGGCTGTTTTCTTTGTTCCAGAGGTAACACGCTAATGCCAGACTTAGTGGTTATTGTTTCTGATTCTGCAAATCAAAACGTCAATACTGTTGAGGTTACGAGCGATTTAATCGTTATTTCTGAAAATAGCGCATCGCAAACTTTTGAGATTATCGAAAACAATAGCTATCAACTGCAAGTTATTGACCAAAACTCTGCCAATAATATTGATGGCATACCTGTGATTATAGGCGACCCGCAACAGGGTGATGTGATCTCATACACGGGGGCGGTTTTCCGTAACCGTTCACAATTTGACTTAACTGATGGTGGAAACTTCTAATGGCAAATACAGTAAGAATTAAACGACGCGCGGCTGGCGGTGCTAGTGGAGCGCCATCAAGTTTGCAAAATGCTGAGTTGGCATTTAATGAGCAGGATAATGTACTTTATTACGGTACTGGCACGGGTGGTGCGGGTGGCTCTGCTACGAGCGTTATCGCTATTGCTGGCACGGGTTCATTCGTTGATCGATCAACGGCTCAAACTGTTGGCGGCGTCAAAACTTTTACAGATCAAATTACCGGAACTATTAGCGGCAACGCGGGAACTGCCACTAAATTTGAAACGGCGCGTAATTTATCACTAACTGGCGATGCGACGGCTACGCTTTCGGCGTTTGATGGATCGGCGGCTGTTTCTGCCGCATTAACATTAGCAACGGTTAATAGTAACGTAGGTACTTTTACTAAAATTACTGTTAATGGTAAGGGTCAAGTTACAGCCGCTTCACTGGCTACTTTAAATGAGATCTCAACGCCTACCGCTGATTTTTCGCATGGTGGTTTTAAAATTACTAGCCTTGCTGATCCGGTTAATGCTCAAGATGCGGCGACTAAAAACTATGTTGATTCAGTCGCGCAAGGTTTAGATCCGAAAGGCTCAGTTGTTGCCGCTTCAACGGCTAATATCGCTTCATTATCCGGCACCATGACCATTGACGGCATTGCTTTGGTGGCGGGTGATCGAGTTTTAGTTAAGGATCAAACTACTGACTCACAAAATGGCATTTATATTGTTTCAGCGAGTTCATGGGCGCGCGCTTTAGATGGTGACTCATGGAGTGAATTAGCCTCTGCTTATGTATTCGTTGAAAAAGGATCGACCAACGCTGATAACGGTTTTTTGTGTACCGTTGATGCGGGCGGCACTCTTGGCACAACCGCAGTTACTTTCGTGCAATTTTCCGGAGCAGGTCAAATAACAGCGGGAGCTGGTTTAACTAAAACAGGTAATCAGTTAGACGTTGGTACTGCTTCAAGCTCGCGCATCGTTGTTAATGCAGACAGTCTTGATCTTGCGACGACTGGAATTACAGCGGGGAGTTACACGGGCGTTACTACTGATGTTTATGGTCGAATTACTGCTGGCACGACTAATGGCTTAACTGACGTTTCAGTAATTGACGGCGGATCTTTTTAATTTTTTAACCCTGCCAGTTTTGGCAATTTAAGGGAGCCTTTTTATGGCAAATAAAATCAAGCTAAAGCAATCCAGCGTATCAGGAAAAGTACCTACTACAACCGATTTGGATCTCGGCGAGTTAGGCATTAATACCTACGACGGCAAGCTGTTTTTAAAGCAAAAAGTAGGCGTTGTTGAAACTATTATTGATGTGACGGGCGCCGCTTCTGGCGTTACATCGGTAAGTGGATCAGCGCCTATTATTTCGTCGGGCGGATTAACTCCAGCTATTAGCATCTCAGCCGCTACGACATTAGCGGCGGGTAGCATGAGCGCGGCGGATAAAACCAAAATTGACGCGGTAACTGGAACTAACACAGGCGATGAATCCGCAACCAGTATCAAGACAAAGTTGAGTATTACCACGTTGAGTGGATCAAATACAGGGGATCAAACTCTGCCCACTACTCTACCTGCAAGTGACGTATATGCTTGGGCTAAAGCGGCAACTAAGCCTACTTATACAGCCACTGAAGTAGGCTTAGGTTCTGTCAATAACACAACCGATGTAGGTAAACCTGTATCTACAGCAACCCAAACCGCGTTAGACTTAAAAGCATCATTGGCAAGCCCGACATTAAGTAACCCGACCTACACAGGCACACTCACAGGCTCCACAGGCATACTTAATATTGGCTCAGGTCAGGTTTATAAAGATGCTTCCGGCAACGTGGGGATTGGAACTGCTTCACCAACTCAAAAGTTACAAGTAGCAGGTAATATAGCTCTGCAAGGTAGTACATCAGGAACTGTAACATTACAAGCACCTGCGGTAGCAGGGAGTACAGTCTTAACTTTGCCAGTGGTTACAGCAACACTAATCACCGACAGTTCGGGTATACTTGCCATAGGTGCAAATCAAATATATAAAGATGGTTCCGGTAACGTGGGGATTGGGACGAGTAGTCCTACAAGTCGCTTAACCGTATCAGCTACAAATAATTACTCAGATATTTATGGCTTAATCCAAGCATACAATACTGGAACAGCTTCTACTGATAATGCCTCTTTGACTGTTAAAAACTACTCTGGAACAAGCCAGTTTATGCAATGGGAATCTATAGGTTTGCGTATTGGTAGTCGCATAAAAACAAATACTGGAAATGGTAATGTAGTATTTACATATGGAAGTGATGTTGAGGGTATGCGCATCGACTCCTCCGGCAGCGTAACTCTGCAAAAGAACATCTCTGTAGGAGCAGCTGCACCAACAACATCAGGCACTGGAATAACATTTCCAGCTACTCAATCAGCAAGTTCAAATGCCAACACGTTAGATGATTATGAAGAAGGAACTTGGACACCAGTAGGTGTTGGCATAACATTTGCTGGAACAGCCTCATATAATGCAATTTATACTAAGATTGGTCGTCTTGTTACAGTAACCATTTCGATTAGTGGACAACCAACTATACATCAATGGGATAATATAACGCTACCATTTCCGATTTCTGGCTCCACCGCAGGCATTGCCAATCAACTTGGCGGTGCCCTCGCCAATTCGGTTAGTTTTGCATCTTGGTACTCAAATATTTTAGTCTTTCAAACAAATATAACCATAGATGTAAATGGGCTACATATGATCGTGGTTTACCACACTACAACATAGGATAATAGAATGACAATTTCTAAACAAATAGTAATGGATCAAATAACAATCGCTGAAGATGGTGTTATATATTGTCGTGAAGCGACCCGCATTATGGAAGATGATGTTCAAATTAGCCAATCTTATCATAGACTAACTTTTTCACCGATATCTGATTTGAACGATTTACCGGATAATGTCAGAGTAATAGCTGATGTAGTTTGGACACCTGAAGTTATTAGTGCATATCAAGCGCCGGAGGGACGGTAATATGTTGCTGATCCTATTAACAGCCCATATTTAGCTAATCAAAACGAGTTCATTACTTACAGAAATTTATTAAGGCAAATTGCTGTTTATTCAGTCGATGGAGATATTAATTTTCCAGATAAGCCAAGCTGTGTATGGGCTAATAATAACTAAGGAAAACACGCAAGAGGAATCATTGAAGTAAATCAAACAAAATTAATCATGGACAATTCAACTGATATTTATAGTTACCATGATTACATTAGATCAAATCAAAACCCGCGATAATGCGCGCGCGTTTCGCGCCGCTGAAGTGGGCGCTATCGATATTGAAAACCGAACTGTTGAACTAGCTTTTTCAAGTGAGGTTGAAGTGCCTCGCTGGTGGGGTGGTGAGATATTAAGCCATGACCCTGCCGCAGTTGTTTTAACGCGTCTTAATGACGGCGCGCCACTCTTATTAGAGCACGATACCGATGACCAAATCGGTGTTGTTGAATCTGTTTCAATCGACGCAGACCGGCGGGGTCGGGCTGTTGTTCGCTTCGGGAGGAGCGCGCAAGCCGAGGAAATTTTCCAAGACGTTCAAGACAAAATTCGCAAGCACGTTTCGGTGGGCTACATCATACATGATGCAAAGGTTACTGAAGAGCGCGATGGCGATGACGTTTGGACGGTCACATCTTGGGAACCTTTTGAAATTTCTATTGTTGCTGTTCCTGCTGACATTTCTGTTGGCATTGGGCGGTCAATCGATTTAGAAATTAAACCAGAATTAATTAAACCTATTGAGGAATTACCCAAAATGGAAATACAACCAATTATCGACACTTCTGTTGACATAAAAGCGGCAACCGACGTTGAAAGATCAAGAACTCGCTCTATTTTAGAAATGGGCGAAAAATTCGGCGCGGCTGATTTAGCGCGTGATGCTGTAAAAGACGGCAAGACATCTGAGGAATTTCAACGCTCTTTACTTGAACACGTTAATGCCAAAACTCAACGCCCTTTAAATGAGCAAATGGCTGATGCTAACGTCGGTTTGACTGATAAAGAAGCGCGTAACTTTTCATTTATGAAAGTGATTCGTGCATTAACAGAGCCAACTGATCGTCGCGCACATGAAGCGGCGGCATTTGAATTTGAGGCTTCAAGATCTGCGGCTGAAAAGCTAGGCAAAAATTCTGATAAGTTCATTATTCCGGCTGACGTTTTAACTCGCGCTATCAACACTTCTGTTTCTGGAACTGGCGCTGGTGATACGGGCGGATTTGGAATTGCTACTACTCTGCAAGCGCAATCATTCGTTGATATTTTAAGAGGTCGTGCAACTATCATGCAACTCGGCTCTGTCATGGGTGGGTTGGTGGGTAACATCGATATACCTAAACAAGTTGCCGCTTCACAGGGCTATTGGTTGGGTGAAGATGCTGATGCTACTCAAAGCGCATTAGAGCTAGGTCAAATTCAACTAACTGGCAAAACGGTTGCGGCTTTCTCAGAAATCACTCGCAAATTGATGGTTCAATCAAGTCTGGATGTTGAAGCATTGGTTCGCATGGATCTTGCTAAAGCCCTTGCTTTAACGATTGATAAGGCTGGTTACTACGGTTCGGGTTCAGCCCATCAACCATTAGGTATTGCAAACCAAGATGGCGTACACGCGGTGTTATTCGCTGGCGCACAACCAACCTTTGCTGAATTGGTTGAAATGGAAACTCAAATTGCCTTAAACAATGCTGATGTTGCTGGCATGGCTTATGTGGGCAACGCAAGTTTCCGAGGTCACGCTAAAACAACTTTGCGTTTCCCTAGTGCGGCTATTGCACAGGGCGGCACAATTTGGGAGCAAGGCAATACTGTCAACGGTTACAAAACTGAAATCACTAACCAAGTTAATGCTGGCGATGTTTTCATGGGTAACTTTTCTGACTTGCTGATTGGCATGTGGGGCGGCTTAGAGTTATTAGTTGATCCATATACTTACTCGCAAAAGGGTCGCATCCGCGTTGTTGTTTTTCAGGATGTTGATTTTGCTTTACGCAGAAGTCAATCGTTCAGCGTTGGAAGACCTGACTAGATTTAACCTTTAGATGAAGCCGGACTTTGTTCCGGCTTTTTTTATCATTTGGAGAAAATAACATGCCAGATTCAGTTTATTTAAAAGTTAGCTCGGCTTTTTTGATCGGCGGCGAGATTGCCCGAAAAGGTGAAATTGTTGAAGTATCAAACAACGAAGCAAAAGATTTATTGAGCAGAGGAAAAGCAACGCTCGCTACTTCTAAGGACGCACCCGAAAAAGTGCCTGCTGAAATTATTGTTGCCGATGAAGTTATTGTTACCGATGAAGATCCATCGCTCTCTACTGAAAGCATTGGAATTGTTGAGCCTGCAAAAACTAAGCGCAAAAAATAATGTCAACGCCGCACTGGGATGACATTACTGACTTTATCGATTTTGATGATTTTGCCATCAACTGCACATTGCGTATGCAAACGGGGATGGTTAGAAAGTTTCTAGGAATTTTTGACGACCCCTACTTGAATAGCCAGCTTGGCAGTTACGAAAGCGATACAAGCAGACCGACTATTCACTGTTTAGAGCGTGACGTTTTAGGCGTTGCGCGTGGTGATCGGGTTGATGTTGATAAAAAATCTTTTGACGTGCTATCTGCCCCGCACGTTGATGGAACGGGATTTGCTGTGCTTGAGCTTGCGCCTGCTGAGTTGTCAGGTTAATGCTCAATCTTAATTTCAGAGCGGACGGCATTGATGCAATATCTGAGTCGCTGGGCGCTACTGAAAAGCAAGTCAAGTTCGCATTAAGTCGTGCGGCTCAAAGAACAGCGGCGACGTTAAGAAAGCAAGCAAGCAAGGGCTTTAAGTCTGAGCTTGATGTAAAGAAAATGGCATTTATTCGCAAGCGATTGCGCGCTATTAAGATTCAGAGCGCGAGCGTTGCGGGCGCTAAATTATGGTTTGGTCTTAACCCATTGCCTTTATCAATGTTACGCGGATCTGCTCACGGTAGTCGATCAGGTGGCGCATCTTGGGGCGGTAAAGCGGGGCGAGTGAATTACCCGCATGGCTTTATTTTATCTGGCAAGAATGGCAGGGGGAAAAGTATTTACAGTCGTGATGGTAAGGCTAGAACACCCATTCGTGAGGTGTCAGTCGCTATTGATAGCAAGATGAACTCGTTTATTAAAGATGATGTTTTCGATGATGTTGAACAGCTTTTCATGCGTAACTTTATAAAAGATTTAAACGCCCGAATTAACTATAACATTGGCGGTAGGTGAGAAAATGAACGCTAATACAAATACCACTTTAGACGCCGTACACGCTGGAATTGTCGCGGCGATTAAAACTCAGTTTCCGGATCTCAAAACCGTCGAGGCTTACCGCTTAGACCGGAAGAATTTACCCACCCCTGCTTGTTTGATCGAGTTGACTGACATGGAAACTGGCGTTGATCCAGATCCAGCGACGGAACAGCTTGCCGTTCTTGCGCGCTTTGAAGCTCGCTTTGTTATGTCGTTCAAACAAGGCTTAAAAAACCCAAAACTGGAGGTGAGAAAGTTAGCTTCTGCTTTTGCTGTTTTCGCCAACTCTAGTCGATGGGGTTGCCCGATTGGTGCGGCTCAAATCGTGGGTATTTTCCCGGATGATTTTGACGCTGAACTCGACCAATTTGAATGTTTCAGAGTTGAATGGCAACAGGTGATTCACTTGGGTGAAACCGTTTGGCTTGATGATGGAATGACGCCCGAACCTTATTTTTCATGGTCGCCTGATATTGGCATACCGCATGAGCCTGATTACAAACCATTTGATGAGTTAGTGAGCGTGCTGGAATGATGGAGGGTTTTGCTTTATCGGAGGGCGCGCGTACTCAAGCAAACATGATTCGCATTGGCACGGTGGTGGATCTTGATACTGTTGCCGCTAGGGTGACTGTTCGCGTTGCTGGTGTTGTTACGGACTGGCTACCTTGGATCACTCAGCGCGCGGGAACTACTCGCACTTGGAATCCACCCAGAGCGGGCGAACAGGTTTTAATTCTTGCGCCCTACGGTGATTTATCGCAAAGCGTAGTATTGCCAGCACTTTATCAAACCGCTTACCCGTCACCTGTTGGCGCTACGAAATTTCAAGATACCACTATTTATCCGGATGGTTCAGTCGTTAGTTATGACAGTCAAACTAATGCGCTGGCTATTACTATCGCGGGCAATGGTAACGTCACTATTAATTGCAAGACAGCTACGATAACCGCTTTAACGAAAGTTGAGCTTATAACGCCAACTGTGCATGTTACTGGCGACATTTTGGCTGATGGTGATGTTAAGGCGGGAGCGATTAGTTTAAAAACTCACAAACACGCAGGTGTTCAGGCGGGAAGCTCACAAACTGGCACGCCTGTTTAAAAATAGGAAACTCCGCAAGAGGAACATTGATGCGCTTATTAGGATCATTGGCTACATGATAGGAATTAATGCAAATACTGGCAAGTCATTAGGTGAGATTGACCACTTACGCCAATCTATACGCGATATTTTGACCACCCCGATTGGCACGCGCGTGATGCGGAGAGATTACGGCTCAAGATTATTTCAATTAACTGACGCGCCACTAAACCGCACCACTATTCTTGAGCTTTACGCGGCTACTGCTCAAGCAATAGCGCGATGGGAACCCCGCTTTTCAGTTCAGCAAGTAAAGATTGCCGAAGCTAGTGCGGGTTATGTTGTGCTGGATCTGACAGGAATTTATAAGCCTGACGGAAAAAAAATTACTCTTGATGGGATATTGGTTACTTAATGGCTTCTAATTTAACCGCAGTTAATTTAACTGAATTGCCAGCACCCGCAATCATTGAAACGCTAAGTTTCGAGCTTATATTGTCGGAAATGCTGGCGGATCTTCAAGCACGCGATCCTGTATTTACCGCGCTTGTTGAGTCTGACCCTGCTTATAAGATTTTAGAGGTGGCGGCGTATCGTGAAACGCTAATTAGGCAAAGAGTGAATGACGCGGCGCACGGGGTTATGTTGCCATTCGCCGTTGGTGGCGACCTCGATAATATAGCCGCTAATTATGATGTGTTGCGGTTATTAATTACGCCCGCTAATGATACGACCATTCCACCTACTGATGCTGTTTATGAGCCGGATGATGATTTTCGCATTAGGATTTTATTATCATTAGAGGGTTATACAACTGCTGGCTCACGCGGCTCTTACATGTTTCACGCGTTGAGTAGTGACGCAGACATAAAAGACGTTGCTGTTACCTCGCTAACCGCTGGCACAGTTAATGTCGCTTTGTTATCCAGAACTGGCACGGGTACTGCATCCGCGCCGCTAATTGCTAAAGTGCTTTCGGCATTAAATAGCGATGTTGTGCGCCCTTTATGTGACACCGTTTTAGTGACGTCTGCAACCATTGTTAATTACGCGATTACGGCAACTTTAAAAGTGTATCCCGGCACGGGTCAAGCTGAGGTGCTTGCGGCGTCGATTGCGGCGGCGACTCAGTACGCTAGTGACATGAGCAAGATTGGCAGGGACATAACCCTATCTGGAGTATATGCGGCATTACATCAATCGGGCGTGCAAGTGGTTACGCTTACATCACCCTCGGCAACCATCGTTAATGCGTGGAATCAAGCGCCTAACTGCACAGCTATAACCGTGTCAATCAATGGAACTGATGAATAGCTCATTATTGCCTTATAACGCTACTGACCAAGAGCGCGCACTGGATCTTGCAACTTCCCGCGTCGGTGACGTGCCGATTCTTATTCGTGAACTTTGGTCGCCAGAGTTATGCCCAAACCACTTGCTTGCTTGGTTGGCGTGGGGTCTTGGTGTTGATGAATGGGACAACGGCTGGTCGGATGATACTAAACGTAACATCGTTAAAAATGCCGTCGCTATTCAGCGCAAAAAAGGCTCTGTTTGGTCAGTTAAGCAAGCTATTAATGATGCGGGCTATGGTGATAGCGTTTTATTTGAGGGCAACTCTAATAATTTTTATAACAACGTTTTTACCCATAATGGGTTTAAAACTTACGGCGACCCGACTGAATGGGCGCGTTATCGCTTTTTTCTTACTCGACCAATTAGCAATGCTCAAGCGGCGCAGATCCGGCGAATATTGGATTACACCGCGCCCGCTCGTTGCCATTTAATCGAGTTAGTATTTACTCAAGCCAGTAATCTTTTCAACGGCGCAGTTACCTATAACGGTGCTTATAATCATGGAGTCGCTTAACCGATGGCAAATTTAACTGAAACATCAACTTATGATGCGGGCGTTTATCAAATAGAACTTACTGACCCTGTTATTGGTGGCGCGTCTGGTATTACTAACACGCCCATTAAAAACTTGGCAAACCGGACTAAATACTTAAAAGATCATGTTGATATTATTGAATCAACG